CCGACAAGGGCAAGGACGGACAGCCCATCATCAACCCGCTCACTGGCCGCAAGCAGACCGTCCAGCAGTCCATCACGATGCAGTTATTGCTCAAGGCACGCAAGGGCGATGTCAAGGCGGCAAAACTGATACTGGACACGCTGGGCGAACTGGTCATCAAAGAGGAACACAAACACGAAATCGAGGGCGGCATGGTCATCGTCACGGCTGACGAGATGGAAAAATCGGCATTGAAGAAGATGAAGGATGAGGATTAACGGCAACGACATAACGGGCAAGACGATTGCAGGGGTGACGGCAAACGAACTGGCGAAGGGGACGCGACTCATCGCCAACAAGGGCGGCACCCGCTCAGGCAAGACATACAGCATCTTGAAGATGATGCTGAACATTGCCCTGTACATTCCCCGCACGTTTGACGTGGTGAGCGAGTCGCTGCCGCACCTCAAACGTGGTGCATTGCACGACTTTGAGGAAATCATCGCCGCCAACGACCAGCTTGTTGAAGGCCGTAACTATGAACTGAACCGCACCGACCGCATCTATTCGTTCCCCAACGGGAGCGAGATACGTTTCTTTGCTGCCGACAACTGGGGCAAGGTCAAAGGTTCACGCAGGGACATCCTGTTTGTGAACGAGGCCAACCGCATCGATTGGGAGGTGTTCCGTCAGTTGGATGTGCGCACGACACGCAACATCATCATCGACTGGAACCCCGATAGCGAGTTCTGGTATGAGCAACAGGGACTGAGTGGGCGTGAAGACACCACCGAGATAGTGACAACATACTTGGATAACCCCTACTTGGGCGAGACGCAGATTGCGGCTATTGAGGCATACCGAAATGATGAGCGTTGGTGGAAGGTGTACGGACTTGGCGAGACTGGCAACCGCAAGGGCCTTATCTACACCGATTGGGAACAATGCAAGGACATCCCCGCCAATGCCCGACTGGTTGGTCGTGGCCTTGACTTCGGCTATCAGGCAGACCCGACAAGCATCGTGGCGGTGTACATCATGGACGGGGAACTTTACATTGACGAGGAGTTGTATGCCCCCGGCCTAACCAATGACCGCATCGCCAAGTCGCTGACCGGGAAGAACGGCCCGATCGTGGCCGATAGTGCCGAGCCAAAGTCCATTGCCGAGCTGCGCAACTATGGCGTGCGCAACATCGAGCCGTCGGTAAAGGGTGCCGACAGCGTGAGAAATGGCATCCAGGTGGTGCAACGATACAAGCTGCACGTAACGCAACGCTCGCTGAACATCATCCGCGAACTGCGCAACTACCGATGGGCCGAGGACAAGGCGACTGGCGAGTTGAAGAACGAGCCGGCCAAGAGCGAACACTTCGACCATGCCCTTGACGCACTGCGTTACTTGGTTACGGCCAAACTGCAACAGCGCAGAACAGGCACGGCAAAGTATAACCCGACTTATCTCTACCAGTATGGACAATAACACCACATACGGCTATTGGCGGGTGATCGCACGGCATTGCAACTACACCATTCCCGAAGACTTCGCACGGCCTGCATACATCGGCCAAACGAAATGCCCAGAAGACCTCAACGGCCTCACCATCGGCCAGCTCATCGAGATTGGCGAGGCAGACGGCCCCGACACCGACTACCGCATCATCGAGATTGTGTTGGATATGGACAAGCCGCAAGCCGACAAATGCCGTGCAACCGAGGTGGCGGCGTTCCTGTCGTGGGTAGGCCGCCAGGTAAAGCGCATCAACAGGCTGTTCGAATCGGTGCAGTCGAAACCGACGGCCAAGGAGAAACAGGCAGGCGTGGAAAAATTGCAGTTCGGCCTGTTCGGCATCCTCGACTGGTATGCCAAGCGGATGGGCATCACCGACCACGATGAAGTGCTGACCGTTCCCTGGCTGCGCATCTACAAGTGCATGGACATGGACAACAAAGTCGAGCAGTACCAGCGACGGCTCAACGATATATCAATGCAAGAAGCAAGGAGGAAAAGAAAATGACCATCGACGAGGCGATCAAGAAAATCGCAACCGAGGACGAGCAGTTCTCGCAGTTTACATACATCTTCGATGACTGGTGGGACGTTGACCAGGCTGTGAGCCGTGCGAAATTGCCCGCCATCGCACACATCCTGCCCATCGGTGGGAGTATGACCATGCGCAACGGGCGCGTCTATGACCGGGAAAACGTGTCAGTCGCATTCGTGGACAAGGTGGCCCGCGACGCATCGGGCGAAGACCAGCGGGTGGTCTTTGAACGCATGAAGGATGCAGCCAAGGCATTCGTGCGCACTGCCAACACAAGCGGGTATTTCCAGTCGGTCATCGCCTGGAACTATGACGTTATCTACAACCAGTTGGCAAGCATCGTCACCGGTGTGATGCTGACACTTGAAATTGAGGACAACGGCACATGCTGAACGACGGCACGGTCATAACTGGTGCAGCTGTTTCCCAGGTTCTCAACGAGGAGCTGGGCACACTGAAGGCCACGATCATCAACAACATTCGTGTCACCGGCCAATGGGCAAGCGGCAAGACGGCAGCGTCCATGGGCGTGATGGTGTCGGGCAACATCGGCGAGCTCGTTGGCCGTCGCGCATTCGGCACGCTGGAGACAGGCCGCAAGGGTGGCCGTGTTCCACGCAACATGGCCGACATCATCTACGACTGGATGCAGGCCAAGGGTGTACACGGCGAACCCATGCCGTATGTGCGCAAAGGACCGCACAAGTATAGCAGCGCACAGGAGCGAGGAGACCGCACCATGGCATCGGCCATCGCACACACCATCCGCACCGTGGGCACCAGGCTTTACAGGCAAGGCGGCAGGGACGATGTTTACTCCCGCGCAATACCAGTGGCCATCGAGCGCATCAACTCGCGCCTGAGCGGCATCTATGTCGCTGCCGTGGCACAACAAATCAAACTCAATACACCGCAACAATAGGAGAAACAATATGGCATCAACGACTATCAACAACATCAGGTTTGTCTATCCCGACAGCCCGTGCTTTGTGTTTAATCCCGTCCCCGTCCGTGCTTTGCCAGTCGGGCAGGGCGTTGTACTTGACCGCCTGCGCCTTGAAATGACAGGAGGCGGCGGCGATAGCTTTGAGGTGACGTACAGCATGCGCTACACCGCCACGGTGGACATCAGCGAATATCTGCAAGGCCTGTACACCGGCATGCTGATGGGTGCCGACATCGACTACACCAGTCAGTCGGGATATAGCGAGATGGGCCAGTCGGTGACCATTGTTGCCAAGGCACTGAACGCGGCTGGTACGGTCATCGCGCAGTGTACATTCACGCTGTTCACCATCTGGGGTGGTCTCAATGCAGGCGAGATATTCAACCAGCACCGCACCGTCACCTGGTTCAAAAACTATCCGTTCACCATCGGCTACTATGCCGACCAGGCGCAATATGTCGCAGCTGGCGTGAACTCGTCACCCGCCACGATCATGCAGCTGAACAACCAGGGCCTCTACAACATCCTCATCGACGATGCGATGGGCGGCCAGTATATGACGTTCTATGACGTTATCGGTACGTTGGCGCAGACCTCGTTTGAGAACATCTTCGACTTGACGTTCTACTACACACTCGACGGCACACAGGTGGAGAAGGTGCGTGTGCGTCTCGTCAGCGAGAACATCAACGAGGGCATCTACCTGCGTTGGATAGACCGCCACGGGTTCTGGAACTATTACCTGTTCAAGGAGGGCAACGTGACCCGCAACGTGGCAAGCGACGGGTTATGGCACCGCAACGACCTCGGCCTGTGGGAACCGATATACCACTGGCAGCAGAGCACGGGCCGTCGGCAGAACCTCACCCGCAACGATGTGCTGCCCGTATGTGCGCCGCTTGTTGACCAAGAGACGTTTGACATGCTCCAGGACGTTACCACCTCGCCCTGTGTCGATATGTACCTCGGCAAGGACGAGAACGACGAGCCGAAGTGGACTGCCGTAACCATCGAGGCGGGCCAGTACACCAAGGACGTGAAGAAACCCGAGCAGGACTTCATCATGAACATCGTATTACCCGAAATCCCCATCCAGCAGTTATGATGCAGCAGTTATACATTGACGGCAAGCTCGCCGACATCGCAGAAGGCACCGAGGTGACGTTTTCGCTCCAGTCGAACCTGCTGACCGGGGCCGCAGACTTCAAGGGCAACCGCAGCCTCACCATCGCCCTGCCCGCTACGGTACGCAACCGCAGCCTCATCAACATGGCGCAGGTTGTGCAGGGTGGCGGCAGTTATCCCTATACGTTCCACAACGTCGATTATTACCGCAACGGTGTGGCCATCATCCAGGGCGGCATCGGGCGGCTGGTGTCAGCCACTCCCGACAAGCTGAACATCGCAATCGTTTGGGGTGTGCGCACCGCTGTCGAGGCCCTGCTGGGCAGCGACAAGACCCTGGCATCGTTATCCACTAACGCTGCCATCGAGTTCCACAACGCGCCCGAGGTGACCGACTATGAGGACGCATTGGTCGATGACGTGTTCTATGCCGCCATGGACACCGAGCTGCATGAGGGCGAGAATGCCTACTACCACACCCACGTTGTCATCGGCAGCGACACCTACGACTACACCGAGGAACAGCCGGCATCGGCCCTGCTGCATCCGTCGGTGCGCATGAACTGGATATTGTCGCTCATGGAGGCGCAGTATGGTGTGAGCATTGATTGGGGCAGTGCCATGGATGCCATCGACAGGATGATCGTGCCGCTGGTAAACAAAATCCCCAACGGCACGACCTACAACTACGGATTCACGGCAAGCACCAGCGAACCCAACGGCGGCAACCTGATCCGCTTTAACATCACACACCCGTCACCCATCATCACCCAGACGGCACCCGAAGTGCTGACATGTGCCACGGCATTCACCGGCTTGGTAAAGTACTCGCTGTCGCTGTACATCAACGAGGCCGACCTGGTGCCCGTGTCACGGCCTATCATGCGGGCAAAGTACGGCTATTCCCTTGGCCTTCGTGTGGGAAGCACCTGGCATTGGTGCCCCATTATGCCCGAGGGTTATACGTTCCTTGCCGACAAGATTGCGGGCGGCAGGCTGACGTTGTATGTGTCGGGTTATCTCAACATCGAAACGGCTGTCGATGACGAGCTCTATCTTGCTATCGGCACGACAAGAAACGGTATCTTCGACCCCAATGCGGCGGGTGATATCCATGTCCAGGGCGGTCCGCTGTACATTGCCGAAATCATCGGCAAGGAAAACGAGGTGCAACCCGACCAGATGTTCCCCGTCGAGGGCAACCTGCCCGACATCAAACCCATTGACCTGGTGAAGTTCCTTGCCGCTGTTACTGGTGTGTTCCCGACACAGGCATCGACCACCGACACACTGATCATGTGTCCCGTGGCATCTGTCTTCGACTGGAGCCGCATCGTGGACTGGTCCGGCAGGCTGTTGTCACCGACGGCACGCCCCGTGGCTGCAAACAAGGCATTTGCCGTTGACGGATGGGCGCAGCGCAACTGGTGGAAGTGGAAAGAGGACGATACCGTGCTGGGCAACTATGACGGCAGCATCGACGTGGACGATGAGACCCTGGAGAATGACCGGGACGTGGTGACATTCCCGTTTGCCGCTACTGACGGCAACAATGTGCCGTTGTACACCAAGGAAGTCAAGCAGGGCGGCGTCGTAGAGACCAAATACAAGGCCGTGCAGCCGCGTGTAATGAACTTGATAGAAGGCAGCAGCGGTGAGGCTGTCGGCATGTTCGACATGGACATGAAACGCATCCTTGCCGACTATTACGGTGACCTTGCAGCCACGATGCAGCAGCCGTCAGTCATCACCGAAACCATCCACATCACCGACGTGGAGCTGTCGCAGGTAGACGAGACGCGCCCGATATACATCAAGCAGCACGGCGCATTTTTCGCCCTGCTCGAGCTCAACGTCAAGGGCAACCACACGGCAGAGGCCAAACTTTTAAAACTAACCAAACGACAGGAGGAAGAATAAATGCCGACTAACACGCAAGAAGTCGAAACCATCCTTAAACTCAACGTCGATTACCAGCAGGGCATCAAGGACGTTGGCGCATACCTTGCAGAGATCAAGAAACTCAAGGACGAGCAGAGCGCACTGAACAAGGCCCTGAAGGATAACCAAATCACCGAGCAGCAGTATGGTGACGCCATGGCCAAAAACAAGACCATCACGGACCAGCTGAACGGCGAAATGAAGGTCTTGACCACTGAGCTGAAAAAGAAACTGGAGGCTGACCGCGCCGAGCAGAAGCAAATCGACATCAACAACGCATCGTACAACGAGCTGTCGAAGACCTATGCGCAGATGAAAAAGCGCATCAACGATATGGATGCTGCGGAACGTCAGCGCAACAAGGCGTACATCGACCAGAGCAAGGCCGTATATGAGCGCATGAAGACCTTGCAGGCCGAGACAGGCAAGATGCAGCTCAACGTGGGCAACTACCAGGCCGCCATCACGCAGGCCATCACAGGAAACAACCGCTTTGCCGCGTCATTAATGAACCTGTCGAGCGGCGCAACCAGTGCCAGCGGTGCATTAGGCATCGTCAGCAAGGATGCCATGGCGGCATCACAGGCGATGATGACGTTGCTTTCCAATCCCGTCTTCTTGGCCATTGCCGGCATCGCGGGACTTGGCATTGCTTACCACTGGTGGAAGGATTACAACGACGGTCTGGCCGAGGCATCACGCTTGACAACGCAATTCACTGGCCTTGTCGGCCAAGAGATGAACGGTGTGCGTGATTCTATCCAGGCAACGGCAGATGCTTTTGGTAAAGACTTCAAGGAAACCTTGCAGGCAGCCGATACCCTTGTGGCACAGTTCGGCATCAGCTGGCAGGAGGCCATCGACACCATCAACAAGGGTTTTGCGGCTGGTGCAGACATCAATGGTGACTACCTTTCCAATATCAAGCAATACGGCCCAGCTTTGCGTGATGCTGGCCTCAGTGCCGAGGAGTTTGTCGCAGTTCTCCAGCAGACCCGTAGCGGCATCTTTAGTAAAGATGGTCTTGATGCCATCACCAAAGCAAGCAAGTCGTTGCGTGATATGTCCAGCAGTACGGCGGCATCATTGCGGGCCGTTGGAATCAATGCGGACGAGTTGCGTGACAAGCTGGCCGACGGCAGCATCACCATGATGCAGGCCATTCAGCAGGTCGCAGGCGCATTAAAGACCGTCAGCGGAAACAGCCAGGAGGCCGGTGCCATTATCAGTGACGTGTTTGGCAAGAAAGGCGTGGCTGCCGGCCAAGAGCAGTTAAAGGCTATTGAGGACTTGAACATGTCGCTTGATTCGCTGATCGAGAGTGATGGCGAATATGGAGAAGTCCAACAGCAGATTGTCGAGACGCAGACGCTCATCAACAAATATACTGCCGCGTTGTTCGGCAGTGATGGATGGGATGTGCTGAAGAAGAAGGCCGAGCTGTATGCAAAAACATTATTGCTGAACGTGTTGCGCAACATCGTCAACATCATCAACAAAACCATTGACCTGTACAACTTCTCGACCAAGGTATTCCGTGGCATCGCCATGGCCGTTGTGCTGTCGGTGACCACATCCTGGAACGCCATGCGCACGTTCTTCAAGTTGGTCGGTGACGGCTTGAGCGGCTTGGGTAACTCGTTCAAGGGGTTTGGCACTATCATTGAGGGCGTGTTCACCTTGGATGTAGACAAAATCAAGTCGGGATGGTCTGCTGTTACGGGTTCGTTGCGTGGCATCATGGCTGGTGCAGCGATGGATGCAAGGCGTTTCGGCGCATCAACTGCGCAGAGCTGGCGAGACGGGTTTGATGCAGTCATCAACAGCGAAGGTGTAGGCCATATCGAACTGCCTGGCGGCTCGACAGGCGATGGCGGCAATACGTCTTATTCGGGTGGCGGTTCGTCCTCAACATCAGGCAGCGGCACCAGTGGCGGCTCGTCCAAGTCATCGACGCCCACCAAGGCACAGGTCGAAAAGGCCGCGAAGGAGCAAGCCAAGGCCCGCGAGGTGGCCATGAAAAGCGAACTGGAGCAGTTGCAGATGCTTATCAAGTCAAGACTTGAAATCGCCAAGAAAGGCTCGTTTGAAGAACTGCAATTAAAGTTGCAGCAGATAGAAAACGAGCGGCAACTGGCCGCTGAGAAACTGCAAAAAGAGGCCATTGACGAGACAACCCGCCAAGAGTTGTTGCTCAACCTTGAAAAGCAGTACCAGCAGAAACGCGAGGAACTGCTGGTGCAGAATGCCGAGGCCGAGCGCAAACGCCTGGAGCAGGAAACGACCAACATGTTCACCGAGCGGTTTATGGCAGCCGCCAACAACGAGCTGGAACAGGAGCGCATCAAACTGGAGCAGGTGAAGTGGTTGCGTGACAACGCCCGACAAATGGAGGGTGAATCCATTGAGGCCTGGAACGCACGCCGGCTTGAACTCGAGCAGAACTACCTCGACCAAAAACAGGAACTTGCGGACAAGGAAATGCAAGTCGAACAGGCCAAACTGGATGCCTACGCAAGTATCGCAGGCGGCATCGGCAAGGTGTTTGAGGCGATGGGTGACAGTAACGAGGATTTCGCAAAGCTGTCGAAGGTGTTGGCACTTGCAGAAATCGCCATCAATACAGGTAAAGCCATCGCCGCTGGTGTGGCACAGGCGCAGTCCGTCCCGTTCCCCGGCAACATCGCGGCCATCGCCACCACGGTTGCCACGATCATGGCCAACATCGCAACGGCCATCAGTACCGTCAAGTCGGCCAAGTTCGCAAAGGGCGGCCTTATTGAGGGCATCGGCACAGGAACGAGCGACAGCATCACCGCCAAGGTGTCAAACGGCGAGAGCGTGATGACGGCCAATGCGACGGCCATGTTCTCCCCGCTGCTGTCGGCAATCAATCAGCTGGGAGGTGGTGTGCCCATCGTCCATGGAGGCGTAGCGACGCAGATGGGCGAGGACATGCTGGCGGCAGCCATCGCCAAGGGTTATGCCATGGCACCGGCTCCCGTGGTCAGTGTGCGCGAAATCACCGACGTGACGAACCAGGTACAGGTAATTGAGGATTTGGCAAGGTCATGACGCGCTATGAGCTCATAAAGTCGGCAGAATCCATCCTGCGCATCTGCGACACCGCTGGCATTGCACCCAGCGAGGCCCGTTACCTTGCCGTCTATGAGGATTGGCAACGGCTGACCAAGGAGGGCCACAAAAAGGTGTGGATATTGGCCTACCTGGCACAGCAGTACAATATCAGCGAGGCAACGGTCAAACGCATCGCCCGAAAAATGGCAAAAAGGGTCAAAGCGTGACCCACGGCAAAGGCGGGAAAATTTCACCCCGCCTTTTTTCGTCGCTAATTTTGTGAAATCAAATCGAGAAAAAATGGCAGTACTTAACATATACAACGATATCCAGAGCGAGCAGGAAAAGGCCGTGACCCGCATGTGGGGCATGGAGCCTGGCATCTCGTTCCGTGATATTAACGAGTTCTGCGATTCCCTGCCTGCCGATGACGAGACCATCGACGTGCATATCCACTGCAATGGCGGTGACGTGCTGGAAGGCTGGGCCATCTATGACCGTCTGCGTGCTACCGGTAAGACAATCACCACCGTCGTTGACGGTACGGCAGCATCCATGGCAACGGTTATCATGATGGCCGCACCCAAGGAACGCCGCAAAGCCTATGCAAACGCCCAAATCCTCGTCCACAACCCGTGGCTCGACCCTGCATGGATCGGGAACATGGGAATGGCCACAGCCGATGACCTTGAGAAGGCCGCACAGCAGCTCAAGGAACAGCAGGACCGCATCCTCGACCTCTATGTCGAGCGTTGCGGTTGTGACCGTGAGGAGATGGCGGCATTGATGGCCGAGGACAAGTTCATCAGCGTTGAACGTGCGATGGAACTTGGCATGGTCGGGGAAATTATCGCACCTATTTCAGCTAAAAGTGTAAATCATATGAGTATCAAAGACAAAATTATCAACGCCATCAACAGCGTGTTCGGCTCGGACCATGAGACTGGACACCACATGATGGCCATGGAATTGGCCACCGCTGGCGGTGACACCCTGCGCATCGAGCGCGAGGAAGGCGCACCCGCTGTCGGTGACGTGGCAGAGCCTGACGGTGAATGGCTCATGCCCGACAACACCACTATCGTGGTAGAAAACGGCGTCATCACCGAGATTCGCCAACCCGAGGAGCAGGTCGAGGTTGTCGAAGAAGGTGGCGAACAGGAAGGAGACGAGGCCGGTGACGAGGCTGACCGTGAGCATGACGATAACCTGGAGCAGGAAAACGGAAGGCTCAAGGAGCGCATTGCAGAGCTTGAGGCACAGGTGGCCGAGCTCACGGAGCTCTTGGAACAGGCACGCTCCAACGCCAAGACCAACGAAGACCTGCGCATCCTGAACATGGTAACCATGGCCGGCGGCTACGACAAGGTCGCTGCATCCATCAAGAGCAACTACAAACCCGAGTCCCGCGAACCGATGACCTCAAAGGCCGAGGAAGTGACCCAGCGCAACTACCTCAAGGAGCGCATCGAGGCCGCAAAGAACAAGAACAAAAAGTAAAACCAAAAACATAGGAGTAAAAAAATGGCAACTTTCTTAGAGAACTTACTGATTCAGCCCGAGAACATCCGTGACCTCGGCCAGCTGATCAATGTTGACACCCTGCGTGACGAGCGCATCCAGGACTATGTGCGCGTCGTTCGCGCCAAGAACGGTGACCCTGTCGGTCTCATCGGCAAGGGTAACCCCATCGGTACCGTTGGCTGCGGCTGCGATCCCGAGTACGGCTCACTGGCACCCGACAACGTGCTCAAGCGTTGGGCAATGGGTTGCTGGGTAGCACCCTTGAAGATTTGCTACAAGGACATGGAAGGCACGATTGCCGAGTATGCCCTGAAGAACGGCACCGCCATCGGTGACCTCAACGGCACCCAGGTAATGAGCGAGGTGATTGAGCCTCTCATCAACGACCTGTTGGTTGACTTGATTTGGCGCATCGCCTGGTTCGGTGACACCGAGGCTGAGAACATCAGCGACGGCGGTTCCATCACCAACGGCGTTGACACCGACCTCATCACCGTGGCAGACGGCCTATGGAAGCGCATCTACGCACAGGTGGCCATCAACGGCGCACAGCGCACCGCAATCACCACCAACACCAAGGCCGCCATGACCGCCCAGGGCGCAGCCACCACCCTCATCGACAAGATGATTATCGACGCTGGCCCCGAGATCATGACCAAGAGCGGCAAGGTCATCTACATGACCCAGGCTATGGCCACCGCTTTCGACATCGACCTGCGCAAGACCAACTGCTGCAACCTGCCTTGGGACCAGGTGACCGAGGGCATCTCCACTACCATGTACAACGGCATCCGCTATGTCGCTGTGGCAAAGTGGGACGAGCTCATCGCCACCTTCGAGAACGGTGCAAAGCCTTACCGCGCCATCCTCACCACCCGCGACAACCTGCTGGTCGGCACTCCCGCTGGCGAGTTCGTCAACGACTTCGACTTCTATTTCGACCGCATCAGCCGTAACTTCTACGTCTACGGCACCGGCAAACTCGGCACCATGCTGTTGGAGGACAAGGCATTCCAGGCCGCTTACTAATAACCAATCAAAAGAAAGGAGATTAGTGCAATGGCTAAGTTATGTGAATCCCTTATCGCCAAGGCGATTGATTTCGCCTGTGATGACCTCATCGTCCGTGGCCTTGAGAGCGACGGCCTGATCATCAACCGCAGTGACATCGACTTTGCTGCTACCGTGTTCGATTCTCAGAACCCCAACATCATCAACTCCCTGGTGTTGAAGACCGGCAAAAAGGGTTATGAGGTCAACCAGCTGGGCAACACCCCGTTCACCGGCGTGCAGTCCACGCTGGAGGTCGGCACCTACCGCAACACCTGGACGCACGCCATCCCCATCGTCGTGCTGTCCAACACCCCCGAGGTTGCACACGACATCATCGACGGCCTGTCCAACGGCACGTTTGTGGTGATTCTGCGCAACAAGTTCAAGGGTTCCAGCGGTGACGCCGAGTACCAGGTCTATGGTTACACTCAGGGCCTCGTTGCCAGTGAGGGAACCAACGACAAGTACAGCGAAGACACCGACGGTGGCTGGATCATCACCTTGCAGGAGACCGGCGCACGCATGAGTGCCATGTTCCTGTTCAACACCGACGCAACCACCACCGCTGCCTCCTACGAATCGCTGAAGGCCTAACAGATGTCAGCACGATGACATACAAAGAGGCTCTCGATAGAGTGGAAGAGTTAAGGGGGCGCATGAGTGCCCCCTTTTCGATTGAAGACAAGCAGCTGATTGCGCGTCTTTATCCCGAAATTACGGGCAGGACGTTCCACAAGACAGCATGCCGCAGATGCTACCAAGATGCCGTCATTGAGATGGCCGTTAAACTGAGAAAAGACCAAAAGATGAAAGAGAAATGCAACTATCATATGCGTGCGGGTTTCATCATCCGCTGCGGTGATTTTGACGATGGCGAAATCTACACCAACGCCAACCTGACCGACGATGTGGCCCGTCGTTACCTGGAGCGTTTCCCCAACAAGCGCGACATGTTCGACGTTATCCCCGAGGAAACGGCAGAAACGCCCGCAGAGGCCGACAACGAGCCGAGTGAGGCAAGTGTTCAACCGAGCGGAGAAAAGGCCGCCAAGGCACCCGCAAAACGCAAGAAACGCAAATGAACGTGCAACAGGTAAAACAGGCTGCGCCCCGTTTCGATACGGCATACCATCAGCGGCTGAACCTTCAGGCGTGGGGCAATGACAACCTCTATCCCCAGCACCTGTCGAGAATCGCAGCCGCCAGTGGTACGGCTGAACTTTGCCTGTCACGTTACTGCAAGTTCGTCGAGGGCAACGGGTTCATGGACGGCCTGGCAGGCAAGGTTCTCAACGAATCGGGAGAGACGGCAGACGATCTGCTGCACCGCATCGCACAGGACGTGTCACGTTACAGCGGTTTTGCCCTGCATGTGAACTACAACCTGCTGTGCGAGGTGGTGGAGATTAACCATGTGCCGTTTGAGGTTTGCCGACTGGAGGAGTGCGACGATGCGGGCCATGTGCAGCACATCATCACGCACCCCGACTGGATTGGCCGCAAGACCAAGAACGGCAAACGCATCACTGTGGACGAGCAGCACGTCGAGCATTTCAATGTGTTCAACCCAAATCCCGAGGCTGTGCGTGAGCAGATTCTTCGCGCTGGCGGCATTGACCGCTACAACGGCCAAATCCTGTGGTGCTCGATGGCGGGCAAGAACATCTACCCGACGCCCATCTACGATGCCGTCATCAGCGACATGAGTACCGAGGAAGGCCTGGGTAACATCAAGAACCGCAACGCCCGAAACAACTTCTTGACTGCGGCCATGCTCATCACCAAGCGTGGAGTGCCCAAGTTCGACCAGGACGGCAACGACATCAGCACACCGACCATCACACCCGAAGACCTTGCGCAGTTCCAGGGCGATGAGCGTGTGGGCAAGCTGCTGCTTGTCGAACTGGAGAACGACGAGGACAAACCCGAAGTCGTACCGTTCATCGCAAACAACTACGACAAGGATTTCACCGCCACCGACGCATCGGTCATCGAGCGGATTTATGCGCAGTTCCATCAGGAGCTGTTCTATGCCATCCGCATCGGCAAGCTCGGTTTCTCGGGCAACGTCATGGCCGACGCATACACCTACTATGCCGGCGAGGTGACCATCGAGCAGCGTTTCATTTCACGCGGCCTGTCGCAGCTGCTTGAGGTGTGGCATGAGCCTATCCTGCGCAATGCAGACACCGCGATTTTACCCATCCAATATGCAGGAATGAACAATGAGTGAAGAAACCAACACCCGTTTGCCGCTGATTACTCCAGAGCAGTTCCGCGCCCTGGCCCGTCCCGTGAGCATCCATGTCGATGATGACGAGATTGCGCAGTTCGTGCGCGAGTGTGAGGATGTGTATATCATCCCGGCTGTCGGCTGGACGAACTTCAAGAGCTCCACGATCACCAACGTATGGAGCGGCATCTTTGACGGCACGTTCTCGCCCGAAATCTTCTTGGACGGTGGCGAGTATGACCCGGCAGATGCCGAGTGTGGCTGTGGTAGTGATGACGGCCTGCGCTACTGCAACGGCCTGCGCAAGGCCCTGGCATACTACGTCTATGCCAAGATGCTGCGCAACGACGGCAACATCATCGCCCGCGCCGGTGCCATGCAGCACCAGGACCAATACGCATACCATACCAACGACGCAGACCTCAAACGCTACGACGATACCATGAACATTGCCGAGCGTTACCTGGGCGAGTGTCTTGAGTATGCGAACATACACCGCAAAAACAACAAACTCACGACCAGGCAGTCACGCTGCCGGGTTATAGCAGTAGGAGATTAACAATACATGGCAACATACCAGGAATTAAGGGCGAGATCACAGCAGGTGCGTGACGAGCAGAACATCGGCGGCAACACCGCGTTGCGCGTCGGCCAGCTGCTGATGGATATCGTCAAGTATTTTTACGACAACGATGCGGCTGCGAGTGAATATCTCCAGCAGCATTTCGCCATGGTCAACGATGGCACGCAGCTGCTCAACTGGCAGCAATCGCCGATTGTCATCCTGCACACCATGGGTGAAGCCTATGACGATGGCGATTTCAGCGCATTGTCGCAGGGCGAGAACTATTACCGCGCAGGCTTTATCATGGAGGCCAACGGCCAAGGTGGTGGCATCAACGGCGAAACCCCCAAGGCCAACGTGCTATACGTCAACCTTGCCAACGACACACTCTACACATGGAACGGGTCATCGTTTGACGCAATCACCAGTGGAGGTGGCGGCAGCATCAGTGGTGATGACATCATCAAGAATGCCTACTACTCCAACGGCAACCTGGTGCTCATCATCGAGACCGAGAGCGGTGACAAGACGGTCACCATCCCTGTGACGTTTGACGCATCGAACTATGTGCCCACCAGCCGCACGGTGAACGGCAAGGCACTGAGCAACAACATCACACTCAGCCAAAGCGACATCCCCGGACTGGTCGCAGCACTTGCAGGCAAGATCAGCGGCATCAAGGCCAACGGAGCAAGCACTACCCTGCCTGTTGACCAGAACGGCATTGTCGAGTTGCCTCCTGCTGGCTCTACGATATCCCCTGCATCGAATGCCCCAATTATGGACGGCACGGCAGCAGTCGGCTCGTCTGACAAGTATGCGAGGGAAGACCATGTGCATCCGCACGACACAAGCAAGTTGTCGAAAAGCGATGTGTCCGTTGAGACGCAGGGTGACGGCACGGTGGAAATCAACGTCAAGGATAACACCTACACCATCAACCTCAACCATACTCACGAGGGTATGGCGAAGTTGGTCAAGTGTACCGAGGCAACGCTGCCGCAGACGCTTGCCGATGACACCATTTATGTACAGGTGGATAGTGCCAACCCTCCCACAGAGATTGAAAAACTTTACTTGTTCGGTCTTGAGTTTACGGGTGGTGGCATCCCCGACACGGGCGAGCCGATGATTTCGTCACCGTCCAATGGCTCGACCATAAACCTCGGCACCAACGAGGGTAGTGGGGTCAGCAAGACCATCACCATCAAGGGCAAGAACCTGACGGGAGACCTCACGGTGGCCGTCGGTACTGGACTGACGATTTCCTATGGACAATCGACAGGTCAGAGCAGCGTGACAATCCCTATGGCACAGGCTTTGTTAGGCGCACAGGTCACCATTGCCTACGGTGGCAGTGGTGCACTTGATGACGGCTCGCTTGTTATCTCTCACGGCGGCAGCGTGTTGTCCTCCGTAGTAGTAGAAGTAGTAGCGGTTCA